GGCAAGAACTCGATTGCTGAATGTGACCGCTGTGGGTTTCGTTACAAGCTGACAGAGTTACGCAAGGAAGTCATCAAGACAAAGACATACAACTTGTTGGTGTGCCCCTCTTGCTGGGACCCAGACCAACCTCAGTTGCAACTGGGCATGTATCCGGTTGATGATCCGCAAGGTGTACGGGACCCACGTCCTGACATTAGTTACCAACAGTCTGGTAAATTGGCTGATGGCTATCTAGGCGGTGGTAGCAGAGTGTTTCAATGGGGTTGGGCCCCTGTTGGCGGATCAGAGTTTTTTGATGCGGCTTTAACGCCAAATAACTTGGCTTTATCGGTGCAATTGGGTACAGTAACAGTATTAACAACGTAGGAGTTGAACATGGCAAAGATGGAATCAGAAAAGTCTGATATGGCGCAAGATAAGGCGATGATTAAAAAAGCCTTCAAGATGCATGACAAGCAAGAGCACAAGGGCGGCAAAGGTACAAACTTAACCAAACTTGCTAAAGGCGGTAAGACCAACGAGATGATGAAGTCTTATGGTCGTAACATGGCTAAAGTTGTGAACCAACGCGGCGCATCGCGCGGAGGCTAATATGGAAATGAAACCTACAAAGAAGAATAGCCCTGCTATTCATCGCGGTGCAAACCGTGACAACTTGCCAGCATCTGACTATGCACCTCCCCACACTATGGGCGGTAAAGCGTTAGAGATGGAAGACATTGGTTTTTCTACCAAGATGCCTACCCGTAAGAACTGGACGCCTATGAACGGCGGAGTTTCTATTGGCAACATGGACATGGTTGAGACCGAAGGCATCACCATGCGCGGTCACGGCGCTGCTATCAAAGGCATTAAGTCACGGGGTCCGATGGCATGAGCATGACGTACAGCGAGTTGGTAACGGCGATTGAGACGTATACCGAGAACACCTTCCCTGCCACAACGCTGGCAGATGGAACAGTTGTGTCTTCGACTACGCAGATCAATCGCTTTATCGAGCAAGCTGAACAGCGCATCTTCAACACCATCCAGTTCCCGTCACTACGTAAGAACGTAACAGGCAACGTCACCATCAACAACAAGTACCTCTCTGCGCCAGATGACTTTCTGGCGGTGTATTCGTTGGCGGCTATTGACTCGAGTGGTATCTACTCGTACCTGTTAAACAAAGACGTTAACTTTATCCGCGAAGCCTACCCAGACCCAACAGCCACAGGACAACCACGGTTCTACGCTTTGTTTGGTCCAACAGTCTCGGCTTCTACGATCAGCAACGAGTTGTCGTTCATCCTTGGCCCAACGCCAGATGCCACCTACGGCGTAGAACTGCACTATTACTATTACCCAACATCCATCACAGTCTCGTCTGACGGGCACTCATGGTTGGGCGATAACTACGATAGCGTTCTGATGTACGGATCGCTTGTTGAGGCTTACACCTACATGAAGGGTGAGCAAGACTTAATTAACTTGTACCTTGCGCGGTACAAGGAAGCATTAGCAGAAGCCAAGCGTTTGGGCGACGGACTGGAGCGTCAAGACGCATACAGAAGCGGGCAGTACAGACAGGCGGTGACTTGATATGGCCTTCACAGGAAATTGGGTCACTAACGTATTTAAGACGGGCATCCTTGACGGGACGTTCAACTTCAATACAGGCACAACGCAGGTCTTCAAGATTGCGCTGTACACCAACGCGGCAACGCTTGGTCCCACTACAGGTTCATACACCAGCACAGGCGAGACTTCTGGCGGTAACTACTCCGCTGGCGGTCAGGTGTTAGTGATAAATCAGATTCCCACAGTCGGAGCCACAGGCGGGTCAACTGCCTATTTGTCTTTTGCGAATGCTGTGTGGACTGGTTCAATCACTGCAAGAGGCGCTTTGCTTTATTTAGCGGATGGGGTAACCAATCCGACTATTTGCGTTTTAGATTTTGGCGCGGACAAGACCAGTTCTAGCACCTTCACCGTACAATTCCCCGCAGTCACTAATACGTCTGCAATCATCCGCATCTCTTAATAGGAGCCACCATGCACAAAGAACAATCCGGTTTTGGCGATAACGCTGTAGCCACATTACAAGCCAATGTAGCCATTCCAGAAGGCATGGGCATTGAAGGTCACTACCACGTAGAGTGCCGTGACGCACAAGGTAACCTAAAGTGGAACGAAGAGTTTCCTAACTTGGTTGTAGCCGTTGGTAAACAACTGTTGCTGGACACCTTGCTCCGTACATCTGGCACATACACAACGGTTGGCCCATTCTTGGGTCTGATTAACAACAGCACTACATTTGCAGCCACAGACACTATGGCGTCTAAGACATGGACTGAGTTGACTACCTACACCGTTGGCGGTTCAGCAGTTCGTGGCACAGCCGTGTTTGGCGCATCTACCTCGTCTGGTTCAACCCCATCAAACGTAACAACTTCTACAGCCACAGCAATTACCTACACAATGACAGGTTCTGCTACTGTGTATGGTTGCTTCTTGGTAACAGGTTCTGGCGCAGTTAGCACACTCTCTAGCACTGCGGGTACTTTGTACTCAGAAGGAAACTTCAGCACTGCCAAGACTGTTACTTCTGGCGATACCGTAACTGTTACTTACTCGACTACCGCTACATCTTAAGGAGTCTTAAATGGCTCTAGTCCTAGCAGACCGCGTACAACAGACGGGTACGGCTAACACCACAGTTAGTTTTACCCTATCTGGCTCAGTTACAGGATACCAATCGTTTGCTGTTATTGGTAACGGCAACACTACGTACTACTCTTCCTTTGATGCTACTGGCAATTGGGAAGTTGGTATTGGCACGTATTCAACTACTGGCCCTACGCTTACTCGCACAACAATCCTGTCTTCTAGTAATTCGGGATCGGCGGTTACGTTCTCTGGGACGGTCAATGTCTTTGTAACTTATCCATCTGAGCGGTCTGTTAATTTAGATGCGTCAAGTAATGTCAGTGCGCTGGGTACTGTTTCTTCTGGTACTTGGCAAGGCACAACTGTAGGCGTGGCTTATGGTGGCACGGGCGTAACTGCATCTAGTGGCGCTAACTCCGTTGTATTGCGAGATGCCAACCAGAACGTAACGGCTAATAACTTTATTGGTGCATACAACGTCATCACGGCTGCGGGTACAACGACTACGCTGACAACGGCATCAGCCTACTATCAGCGCATCAGCGGATCAACAACACAGACAATCAAACTGCCTGATGCCACAACGATGGCTAACGGACAGGGCTTCACCTTTGATAATGACTCAAGCGGTGCGGTAACGATTGTTGATAACTCTTCTGCCACCATAGACACCGTTCCGTCTGGCGGATACTCAATTCTGTTTGTTGAGAGCAACGCCACATCTGCTGGCTCTTGGGGTAAATATGCTTTGCTCCCAGCGTCGTATGACTTCAGCACAACGACAGCGGATTTCGGTACAGCGGTCATAACCAACACAACTTACCAAGGTGGAACAATTCAGTCTGGGTACGGTGGCACAGGTTTAACAACTTTCTCTGGTGCTAACAACGCACTGTATTCCACATCCTCTTCTGCCTTGGCAGCGGGCACCCTGCCTATTGCGGCTGGTGGTACGGGAACAACATCTACCCAGTTCGTAAACCTTGCTACAAACGTAACGGGTAATCTTCCAGTTACTAATTTAAATAGCGGTACAAGCGCATCGTCAACTACATTCTGGCGCGGTGATGGTACTTGGGCATCGCCCAATAATTTGGCGGCTACTTATGTTCGTACGGCTTTTAACGTAGCTACAACAACATCCACATTTACTGTTGCATATACCGTTGGGTATGTGGAAGTTTATTTAAATGGTGTGCTGCTTAACGCATCGGATTACACTGCATCAAACGGGACATCTGTAACTCTTTCAACAGCAGCTGTATCCGGTGATATTGTTGAGTTTATAGCGTATGCAACAGGTTCGGTAATCCAGCTGCCAATCAATTTAGCGTCCCAAGTAACAGGCACATTACCGATTGCTAATGGTGGCACAAACGCTACTACATCAAGCCAAGCACTAACAAACTTAGGCGGCACCACACTAGGTAAAGCCATAGCAATGACTATTGTTTTCGGATAGGATTAAAAAATGGCAAACCCAAATATAGTAAACGTATCGAGCATTTATGGCTCCGTTGCGTATTCTGCTCCTGCTAACACCAGCGCTAATAGCCTAGTGTCAAATGCCGCTTCTAGCGGAACAATTATTAAGATTGACTCTTTAACCGTTGCAAACGTAACGGGGTCTGCGGCGGTAACAACAGTATCCATCAACTCTGCGGCGGCTGGAGGCGGTACTCCTTACAGAGTCGCATACCAAATTAGCGTACCAGCCAACTCAACTCTGCAAGTTGTTGACAAAAATAACTTCTTGTACCTAACTGAAAACACCAGCTTAGTTGTTACTTCCGGCACTACTAGTGCTTTAGAGTATGTAGCAACCTACGAGACTATTTCTTAAAGATGTCTAAGTTCATTGGTAAAACCATAATCAATACTGAGCCAGCATCAACTGGCGGTAAAAGCGGAACTGCGTCTGCTGTATGGGGGCTGTCCGATGAATTACAACGCTCTAACGCAGGCACTTGGCCTGCCCCAAAAACTGTTCCCGGCGCACCTACTATTGGCACCGCAACTGCTACAGGTTCAACTACAGCAACCGTTGCTTACAGCGCTCCTACAGACAATGGTGGCTATACGATTACTTCCTATACGGCAGTATCTTCGCCCGGTGGAATAACAAGTACATTGTCGCAAGCAGGTTCTGGAACGATTACTGTCACAGGGCTAACGTCTGGAACATCTTATACATTCACTGTATACGCTACAAACTCTCTTGGTAATAGCGCTTCGTCTTCTGCTAGTAATAGTATTACTACGTGGACTGTGCCATCTGCACCTACTATTGGAACGGCTACAGCAACAAGTGGTACAACAGCGACCGTAACCTATACGGCATCGGCTAGTAATGGTGGAACAGCAATTACATCTTACACAGCCGTATCTTCTCCCGGTTCTATAACAGGCTCACTCTCCACAAGCGGGTCAGGAACTATTACTGTGTCTGGTTTGACTGCGGGAAGTAGTTACACATTTACGGTATATGCAACTAATGCAGTTGGTAATAGTGCTTCTTCAGCGGCTAGTAACTCTATAACTACTAAACCAAGCACATATTCCGCTACATATTTAGTGGTTGCTGGCGGTGGTGGTGGTGGGGCGCATCAGGCTAGTGATAAAGGCGGTGGCGGCGGAGGCGCAGGTGGATTGCTTAGTGGTACATCTACTATTTCTACTGGAACGACATACACAATTACTGTTGGTGGTGGCGGTAGTGGCGCTTCAGCAGGTAGTTCGTCAAATGGAAGTAATGGAGCCAACTCTACCTTTAATGGCATTACCGCAACAGGCGGCGGTGGCGGCGCTCCCGGATATGGCGGCGGCCCATTTAACGGCTCTAGTGGCGGTTCCGGTGGTGGCGCAGTTGCCGCTGGTGGTGGCGGAGGTTCTGGTGGAGCAGGAACAAGCGGTCAAGGTAACGCTGGTGGTAATGGCGTACAACCAGATGATTCTGCTGGTGGTGGTGGCGCTGGCGCGGCTGGTGGAAATAACAACACAGGTACTGGCGGCGCTGGTGCGGCAAACTCTATTACAGGTTCTTCTGTTACTTACGCTGGCGGCGGAGGCGGTTCATACTATTCACGCGGGTCTGCTGGCGCTGGTGGTAGCGGTGGTGGAGGTAATGCTGGTGGTAGTGGAACAAACGGTGCAAGTGGAACAGGCGGTCTTGGCGGAGGCGGCGGAGGCGGCGGAGGCGGTGGCTCTGGTGGTAACACTGCCGGAGGTTCTGGCGGTGGTGGTGTAGTAATTGTTTCTATACCAACGGCGTATTTTGTTTCTCAAAGCGGCGGAAGTACAAGCACCAGTGGTAGCAACACAATCATTACTTGGACAGGCTCAGGAAGTTTTGTAGCATGACAATATCAAGAAACCTATCGACCCTTGCTGAATACCTAAACTCTAGTGGGCAGGTAAGCCCAACTACGGGAATAGCGGCAACAGGCACACCAAGTTCATCTACATTCTTGCGTGGGGATGGCTCATGGCAAGTTGTGTCTGTTACACCAACTGCCGTATCAGACCAAGCAAACTCATCAACTGGCTATGTCTCTTTGCCATCAGGCACAACAGCCCAACGCCCCGGCTCACCAGCAAATGGCTATACACGTTTTAATACAACGCTAAAC